AACCTGAAATTACAGGAACAGAACCAGAAGCCCCAGCTTCAACAATAGTTGTTCCTTTAGTAACTATAGTTGCTTTACCTTTATTAAATAGCTTCTGTTCTTGCTCAACGTTTAACATTGAGTAATCGCTATCTACCTTATCAACTTCTTTAGACAAGCACTTATTGAGAGGGACAACTTCGGTATAAACCCCAGTTGAACTAGCTGAAGCAGTTCCTTTATTTAAAATTACAGGGGATGATCCTGACGCATCGACCTTCTTTACAATCTTTTCACCAACATCAACAATGCTTGCGTTACCTTTAGTGAAAAGCTTGCGGGTTAACGTTTCAGAAAGAATCGACCAGTAGTTGTCAACTTTAGTAACAGCCCTAGAAAAAAGCTTGTTAATAGGAGAAACCTCAGTGTAAACACCAGTTGACGTTGTTACATCAACCCCATCCACTTCTTCAGTAGTAGAAGTTGGTGCTGTCCCGCCCGTTCCAGCGTCAACAATCGTGCTTGATGTATCAATCATCTGACAAGATCCGCTGTCATACACCTGACCCTCAAGAGGTTGATCCAGCATGGATGCATTGGCGTCTTTTTTGCTAACCTCTTCAGAGAAGTCGCAATTCATCGAATTAGTGACGGTATATTGACCATTCTCATCAATTCCAGTGGTCTCATCTGCATCACTAGACAAAATAACTTTAGAGGTTGTCTGGTCTAAGTCTCCTGTAAGAGGATTTAAGACGTAAGATGTCTTTGTGCAAAACTTCTCAAACTTCCTTACAAGCAAAACATACAAGCTGTCTAAGTCCTGATCTTCAACACGAACAATATCCTGACCTGTAAAGAGGAAATCAACAAATTCAGGATTAAAAGATTTATCTGGATCAGGCGCCCCAGCAGCAATATGTAAAGACCCACCTTCACCATCATCTTCAGGAAAATACTCCTTAACATCCTCCCTCTTAATAAAATAAGTCCGAGTATATGAAGGAAATCCACCCTGAGTAGCAGAAGGTTCTTTATATTCAAAATTATAAGCCCCTTGATCCGACCTGTCAGCAGCATAATACCACTTAACCCAGCCATTCCCATCAGCACTTGTTACATGAACAAGCTTGTGGTTGGCGTATTCCCCGTCCTTAGAATTATAAGACTCACCATATACAGGAGTCTTCCAAGCCTTCAAAGTGCTGTCAACCTGTATATAAAATACAACATCGTCAACATCAGGGGTTGAATACCTTAATACTGGATGTCTTGCTGGGGAAGGGTTTTTTTCTCTTCGTGATTTAGGCATGATTAAATGAAGTGTAGAATACTAATATGCAATATGTGTTTTCAAATTGGTTACTTGTTTACACCTTTCCTTAGAGCGTCCTCAATAATTTCATCTTTCCTGTTTATAACAGTATCTTTCTGTTCAATGATCTTAATAAGAGCATCGTGGTGTAGCTTCCGTTCTTCGCGGTCTTCCTTTTCCCCCTTGCGGCGGTTCTTTTCCATCCAGACGCTAAACGCCCCAAGGGCTACCGTCATCATACCCAATGCTCCGTATTGCCCTGCTATGTGTGTGAAATCTGTAGTTCCTACTAAGTCTACGTTAGTGGCTATACTGGCAATCATTAAGGAGGTTACAGGAAATAAAGGTATGTTCATAGGAGCGGTCATTGTGTTAAAGGTTAAGATGCTGTGCGCTGCTTGACGGCATTGATATATGTTTCAGCAAAAGCTTGTATTCCAAGTTCATCGACGCGCATAAGATGGCTCATGTTGGAGCAATCAAAAGGCTCAGTCAATACAATAGGACACTTGCAAGCCCACAGGCTTCTGCCACCGCGATCATTCTTACCCCTTGGCAAGAGCTTGGATTTCCTAGTGGTGGTCTTCATGAGCCGCGCAAACGCTTTTAAAAGGTTCTTTGCCATACTAGCCCCCTTCTTGGAGCTAACGTAATGTGCCATCTCAACACGACCTGCCTGTGCCAACCAATTAAAATGTAGCTCCAAAGCCCGATCTGGATTCCATCGGTTCACTCGGCTATAAACCTCGTCGATCTGAAGGGAATAGCTACTTATGGGTTTGCGATAGAATACCTTAACTTGTATCTCATCATCGTAAGAGGCAAGAGCAACCATCTCTTTAGCCACCAAAGAGTTAAACTCAAACTCACTCTTACCCACTGGGTGGGGCGCGTATGCTCCTGTAGCTTTGCTGTTATGCCCTACAACCACGGCGACCTTAATGCGACCCTTAGAAGATGATGGGCTGTATTGCGGGAGTAGGCTACGCAAAAAATCCACAACCTTATCCATCGGCTTATTCTCAGCCAACCAAATTGCTTTCCATACGTCAGATTTAGATACTGGTTTCATTGCTGTAGAATTTAGCTTTGCACTTCCTCCATCTCGCCCAGCCCCCAACACGGACAGAACTAAAATACATCTGCCGCGTAAAGAAGCCAACACCATACTGCTTCATGTATAGAAGGAAGAGGCTGTCGGCGTGACCTCGCTTCAATTGGAACGGGCAGTCAGACCTATAAAGATAATCATGCAGAATACCTGCATAGATATAGTAAGGACTTTTACTAAAGATGCTCTGAAACATCTTAGGAATACTCAACCCGTCACTCAGGAAACCCTTCGGGATGTTTATCTCTGCGCCCTTGTGGAGCTTGAATCTCAGCACACCACTAGACCAAAACACGCGCTCCTTGCCGATAAAGGCGGTGGAAAGCACGTTTCTTGGTAGGCATGGGTCTGTAGTTACTTTGGGCATGACTACTTGGAGTCAGATACTTTTTCGGGTGCGCGTAGTTTAAAGAACAGGCTAGGCTTCGACCAAGGCTGAAACCTTAGCCCAGCCTTAGAGCCTGACTGAGTTCTGTATGTAACGGAGCCGCTAATCGGCATAGAGCAAGACGCAAAGCATAGAAGGAAAAGAACACCGACCGTTGCTAGGAGTAGCATCTGGATGATCTTCCCCACAAGACGTTGCTTGTAAGTAGGTCGCCCACAAAACTCTAGGATCTCGTCTGGTATTCTTTCCCTCATAATTACTTATCGTATTGTTTAGTTGCCAAAAAATATTCGTCCATGTCCTCTTCGTCAATATCGAGAGAGGGGATTGCAATCATCGCCTGAACTAATGAATGCCCACGCTCAATAGTAGAAGCATGTTTCCATCCAGCCTGTGTTGCAACTCGCGTATCTTCGTCGGGAATGCCCGCGATGACAGTTTCGATCATGGCGGTTTTACCTACAATGTCTAAAACAGCCTTTAGCTTCCACATGTCCACTACGTCAGGCACAACTGGTGCAACCGCAGGAAATGGTTCTGGTTCTGGGAAAACATGACCTTCAACTGGAGAGAGTCCCATTGACTCTAGGAACTCAGCTTGAGAGTCATAGAGATCAATGTCAGCCTCACGTCCTGCTGGGATGTGAACCCGTGCTGGATCAATCTCGGTGACTGTGTAGCGGGTGTGATTGACGGTGACGTAATCTCCGTCCTTGTCTTCTTTAGTTGTGTAATATTTTTGCATAGCGTGTGTTAGGTATGAGTTCGTGATCGTGTTGGGCTAGGTATTTAGCCACTGAGGGATAATGTGCGTCATGAACAAGGAGACAGCCACCAGCGCGGAGCATGGAGAGTGCTTTGTCGCAGTCGTTCTTGGTGTGTTCGTAGTCATGGTTTGCATCGACTACCACAAGATCACATGGAGGAATGACTGACGGATCAAACGTCATGGAGTCTTCCGTGAGTTGAGTGATGTTATCAAACTTGTGGAACTTGTAAAATTGCCCAAGGTCTTTGTTCGGTTGTATTTCTAGGTGCAGACCTTCGCCGCCGTTAGGCAGGTCAAGTGTCCATACGTGGTCGGCAACTTCGGCAAGGCAAGCAGTGGTGAAACCATGGTAGGTTCCAAACTCAAAGACGTTGCCCGTCTCCCGAAACTCTACAGCCTGTGACGCTGCAAAGTCACGTTCGACCTGCTTACCTGTGTTATTGTAATTAGCGCATTTCATATTAACTATTTAACCAGATGTATCCCTTGTCATCGCCCGTTGCGAGCCATGTTTCAAACTCTGCGGAACCTATGTTGCCGCCGTATGAGATAACCCCCGTTGCGGTTGTGGCGAGGGAATCTACAAACGCGATCAATGCCGCTTCGGTCAGGTCGTTGTCACCGATGTCGGAGCCTACTGCTCCATAATACTCAAAGCTAAGGTCAACGCCCGTTGCTAGTAGAGAGGTCAAGGAGTTGTTGTAGCAATACAGAAGGGTCAATGCCGTCAAGCCCGAAGCATCAAGTGAGGTCAAGGAGTTTTCGTAGCAATACAGAGTGGTCAATGCCGTCAAACCCGAAACATCGAGTGAGGTCAAGGAGTTGTTGTTGCAAAACAGAGTGGTCAATGCCGTCAAGCCCGAAGCATCAAGTGAGGTCAAGGAGTTGTTGTAGCAAAACAGAAGGGTCAACTCCCCTTTCTTGCCGCTAGAGGCACTGGTAGCACTCCAAATGTAAATTTCCGTGGGTGCGCCGCCATTGTGTGGGATGGATAGATAAACGCTGGTATCTGCCGCAATGGCTCCATAGACAGGTGCGCCTCCGTCCACTGAGTAACAGATGCCCGTAGCCGACTCCGTGCCATCATGTTTTACCGTGACGGATAAGTTGCTGGTCTTTGTGCTGACCATTCTGACGATACCTGCTGGGTTCCCTGCTGGTATGTCGGAGAGTTTCGCGTTTTTACTGCCCCCGTCTACAGTGACGTTAAATTGCCAACTGGTAGGCAAAGATTCCCCTCCCCCTCGATACTCCATCACCTGCCCCGTGTCCTCGGTCTTATAAACGGTGCCGACTGCCACACCTGTCAGGGCATAGGCGGCTTCTTTGTTGGCGATAGAGGTTACACCCTCTTGAAAGGATACAAACTTGTCTGGATGGGTCGAAGGAAGATCTCCAGCATTAGCACCACCCGCAGCAACACGCCACGAAGCACCTTCTGCATAGACGATCTCACCCTCTGAGTATGACTTAGATGAGTCGATAGGTTCTGCGTCTTGCTTTGCCTCAAGCTCTGAAAATTTATCAAGAATAGATTTAGCGGCCAAGGCTTTCTTTGATTGCAAAGAATCAATCCACTTAGCGTCACCACCAAGGTTGTCGGTTATCTTCTCTAAAATATCAGAATCTGTATCGGTTTTATGTGGAAGGGGATCAGGATGTGCCATAATAAAAGTGTTTTAAAAAATTTGAAAAAGAACAACAAACCCCCTCCTACCACAAGGATAAAAGAGGGCTTGTTGAGTTAAGGGTTAAGCAAGAACATCGTCAACAGCAAGGCTCAGAGGAGCAACTTGATGAATGAATACAACACCGCGCTCAGGGTGGCGGGTCTGGAATCCATTAACGATCTTACCACGGAAGTATCCTAGAGTCCCATCAGGGTTCGTATCACGATCCTTAATGTTATTGAAGATATACTCACCAGCGTAGTTTTGAGCTTTAAACTTAGCTCGTCCTACAGCACTAAGCGGAGCAGGAACAAGACAATCAAGGACAGAAGTCACAAGGATTGCTCCCATCTCGTAGTTTGCGTTCTTATACTCAGAACGAATAGAGCCGTCAGCAGCGTAAGCTCGCTCCTCAAACCAACCGTTCATGGTAGAAACCAGAGGGAAGGTATCAGAACCGTCAGCGCCAACAACAGCTGCGTCAGTATATTCAGCATCACCAGACTCATACTTCGTAAAGCGGCGTGGCTGAGGATCAATAACGTGAGCGTAACCACCATAAGTATGAGTGATACCAAGACCCTTAAGAAGGATGTCGGCATGACCAGAGTTACGGAAGTCCTCGCGGATCTCAGAATTGCCCTTACGAATATAAGAACTGTGCTCAGCAGAAGTTACAAGCTTGTAGATGTATCCACCACCAGATTGTGCAACACCAGCTGTGCCAGCATTTTCACGGTCAAGATCAATATGAATACTATCCAGCATGGATTGAGTCATGATTGAAGCAGGGATTTCATCAGCAAAGATTGCATCTCCGTTGTTATACGAAGTAACATCATTAACAACGCTAGTCTCGCCAGTAGTGACAAAGCCAGTAGCTGTAGGGATGATCTTAGAATCACAAGCTGCAGCGTAAGACATACGGTTACGGCGTAGCATGTATTCCTTGGTCATTTGCTCAAGAGTGCGAGTAACATTACCAAGTTGCTCGTCACGCTTCCACTTAACACGAAGGTCTTCCACACAAAAGTCTGGAGACTCGATAGCTTTAGCAGCGAGGTTGGTTGTTCTTACAGTCTGAGCGAATGTAGCTGATTCAGTTACAGGCAAACAAATGTTGTTTGTGCCTGGGGTAGTCGAAGACACATATTGCGTCCAAGCCTTCTCTGTATCGGGGAAGCTGCGCTCCCAGCGAACATTACTGATTACGTGTCCGATTTGACCTTTCCAAGTCTTTTTACGGATTTGACTGAGCCAAGGGCTCGACGGTGTTACTAGAGCATCAATGATGCCAGTAAGCCTTTGCGTTTCTTCCTGTAGGAAGTTTTCTATTTCATTAGCCATAGTATTAGTTTGTTATAAGTTAGTTTTTGCCTCTAAAGCATGAATTTTACAATACGAAGAGACGAATTGTTCATAGTGAATCATAAAGATTCTTTAGAGAGGTGTAACGTAACCAAGCAATACGGAAGACTAATTTAGTAGCTGTTTTCTTAAGCTCGCAAAACGATTAACATATATTGACATACACAGTCAACATCTTTTTTAATGTTCCTTTAAAAAAAAATAAAGCCCTGCCCCCACAAAATGAACAAAAAAGAGGGCAGGGCTTACACAACAGCGTTAACTGTCATGTTCCCCACATAGGAAATTATATGTTCATAGATTTCATTCTTTCTCCCAAAGCATCGGACAAGCTCATGTTACTATTAAATGAAGGAGAAGCTGGAGGCGAAGCTGCTGTCTTAGAAACAGATGGAGGAGAAACCGCCTTGTTCCTATTCACCAATGCCCTAAGTTTTGCTATCTCAGAAGAGAAATCTGAGTTTTGTCTCATCAAATGAGGAACGGCAGTAAGAGCAAAAGCTCCTAAGCCTTGGATTTCTGGATCATTCTTAAAATCAAGATCGTGGCTGTCAGCTATAGCTTTCGACCAATCCTCATTATTTGTGCCATCCTCGTTAAGAAACGCCCCAATCTTACCCTCGTATTCAGAGAAAGAATTGTTAACGTGATCTCTGTAAACGCTCTGCTCCTGCTCGGACATGTAAGCGTCACGAGCTTCTTGCTGTGCTCTGCTCTCACTAAGTCGCTCTTGAGCAGTAGAGCGAAGATTCGACTCAAAATGAGTCAAATTCAGCATCTCATCAGCTTTATTGAAAATAGTATTAACATCACGAGGGCTAATATTATAACTATCAACAAGATTTTGAATGTTCGCGTCCTGAGTGGCTTTGTCACCCGCAGAAATAGCCTTCAAGATGCTACCTTCTGGAATAGAGGCTGAAGCCTCAATGTTCTTGGCTGTTGAAGCAATATTCTGATACGGAATCTCAATCTGATTCCTATATTCAGGAGTTGCCTGAAAGTCAAATAAAGCCAGTTTGTCTTGAGCTTCTTTAAGAGCAACCTCAACTTGGGCTACCCTTTCAGCTTTCGCTGAAATTTCCTGCATCTCGGGGGTCGTAATAGAACCGCTCTTAAGTTGAGCGTTCTCCTCCTTGAGACTTTTGTTTTCACCTCTGATCTCTGCCCATTTAAGTCCTTGGTTAGGATTTTCATAGAGCTCTTTGATTTCAGAGAGAATATCATCATTGGAAGATTCTTCTAAAGCATCATCTTTGTCGGATGAGGCTTCGGTGTCGTCAGTTGAATCCTCTGGAGCGACCTCGGGATCAGGTTCTGGAGTAGGCTCTGGCTCTGGTTCCTTTTCAGGTTCTGGCTCCTTATCTGGATCATACAGCTCGTCTGGGTCGTAATCTGGATCGTTAGCCAAAAAAGGCTCATCCATACCAACAGAATCACTATTTGATTCCTGTGGTTCACCTTGTCCTTCAGAATCAGCCTCAACTCCAGCAGGGTTGCCCTCGTTGGCGAAAAAATCGCCAATTCGGTCACTCTGGTCAGACATAGCTTCTTCTCCTGTCGTTATTTCTTCGTTTTCCATATCGTTTGTTTATTTTAATGATTTAATCTAAAATTCCGTTATAAGATCCATCATGGACTTCATCCTCAAGCATCAAGTCTTCATCAATCTCCTCATCGGGCAAGCCATTGGAGAACATCTTAATATCACGAATGAAGCTTTTCACTGCACTTTCTGCAATGTAACGCTCGGCTTTGCTCTGCAAATCGTCATCAAGGTTCATTAAACATGAATCATTAAAACGATTTAGCATATAAATATATGCAGGATTTAATTCAAGCTCTTTAAAAGAATGAATCAGGCTATCTAGTTGTTCTTTGTCTTTATTCATAAATTAGCTTCTCTTGATCTTGCTCGCCGTATCAGCATCAGCCAACTTCATCTTCTGCAGGCTCTCTTCCTGATTCTGAATCAACTTCTGCTTATGAAGCATATCAATGTGAGCAATCTCACGAGACTTCTTCTCAGCATCCAGCATGTTCTCTGTCTGCTTGCGCTCAATGGCAATTTGTGCCTCAGCCTCCTTCACTTGCAGCTTCATCTGCTCAACTTGTGCTTTAGCCTCCGCTGCTGGATCACCAGCTCCCTCCTGAGCGCCTTGAGCTTGCATCTGAGCTTCTTGTTCAGCTTGCTCACGCTGCATCTTCTCTCGCTCCCTGATGCCGTTATTGAGGTATTCACCAATCTGCTGAATCTTTTGTTCATACATATTAAGTTCATCATTCTGCTCATCGGGAACAGCGGTAAGTTTAATGGTCGCAACAGCGTGTTCATAAACAACCTCCATCCTATTAGTAAAGTCAATAAGTTCTAATTGACCCTCTTCGACAGCCTGAATAGCTTCCTCCATAGGCTTAATGTGTTCTCTAAGGTGGACAATGTGAACTTCACTATTGCTAGGCTCAATCCATGTTCCCTCCATTAGGTCGTTATTCTCAAGAATAGCAAACCTCACATCAATAATCTCACGAGGACGATCTTCAAAGTTTAAGTAACGCTTAGCGTTTTGAACGCCAAACCCGTGTATTGCCCTGTCCTTATTAAAGTTGGCGCGACCAACATCATCCATCTCCTGATAAAGGGTTGCTCCAGACTCAAACTCAGCACTACGAGCAGCTTTACTGCCAGCACCAACAGGAATACTGGTTCTGGTTTCATGTCTGTCTATCATGCCAAAAGCCTCAGCGGGGACACCTTGATCAATGCAGGCTTTCTGCATGACCATAGCCATTCGCCCACAATCGGTGGTTTCGTCAATAATCTCAGCAAAAGCTCTTACGCAACTCTCAGACATCAATGATCGCCAAGGTCGTGAAAATAACAACCGAGCACCATCATTAAGGCTGTTGAAATGCTCAAGAGCGCTTCCAACCTCCAAGCTTGATCGTCTGTCTTGCTTATTACTAAACACGCTAGACATAGAGCTAGATGCGCTCTTAGCCGCTAATTGCATATCTAAACGATCAATGACTGGTGATGCAATCTTAGTTAAATCTGGAGTGTGCTGATCCTTAATGGCGATATACTGATTAGGAACAAACTGTGCAGGGCCAGCATTCAAGAAAGGCATCGAATTAATCTCTTTCTCGGAAGGAGCGCGATATTTAGTCCTCATTCCATCAATAGAAGCATCAAGCTCAGCACTCTGCATCAAGTTCTTAGCCATAACCTGAGGGTAAAGCTGAAAACCTATAGCTCTAATAGTATAGATGTTACCTTTAGTGCCTGTATTGTAAGGAAATATCTGTAAAGCCTGACCAATGTTATCATAAGCATTCAATCTCTTATAAAGAAACCCATCACCAGATCTAGCATCAGAATCTTCAAAATCATCAGATTTAGAGTTCTTCGTAAAAATATAATAGCTAACCGTGCCGTCATTCTCCCTCACCCACATATAACTTACGTTAATGGGATGAAAACTACCAGCCTCGTCATCCAAGTCGTTCGCTTTGCTTTTCTCTTGAGAATCCTCAGCGTTGTCGTCGTCATAAAGCTGGTCTTCATCCCCGCCATTCAGGGCAGCCCTTATAGCACTTGGATTCCAACCCATGTCTACTGCAGCCTGCTCGTTTTCAAGAATGTCAGCAAGTCTAGATCTGCCAATCTGACCATCACAAGATGTCATCTCAACTGAATCACAATGAGCCTTTGTTTTTCGAGGAAACTTAAACTCACGAAGACCAGCGCCTTGCCATTGCCATGTATATTTGTCCTCAAAAAAACCAATGCCCACTCCTTGAAGTAGAAATTGATTAACCAATAGACCGTAATTAAAGAAACCGCCGTCCCAACTTCTGATCAGCTTAGTAAACTCATCAGACATAATGCGCTCAAACTGCTGTTTTTCCTCAGGGGCGTATGACCCGCGATTCAGTTTAATGGGAACAAGATGTTCAGGGCTTTCAAAACCATCAATAAAAGAAGTCTCTGCCTCACCAACGGCACGAGCTAAATCACCAAAGTTGATATTAAAGCGACCCTTTTGACCGCTACGGGAAAGCATAGCGCTGTTAAGAGGAGGTTTAAAGTCATGCAAATCTTGAACCTTCGCCCTGTTTCGCTCAGATGGCCGATCATCTTCAGCTAAACGATTAACAATTGCCCTAGCTTGGTCTACGCTCTTTAGGCGCTCTCCTTTTTCTTGAAACTCAACATCACCAACCTCTTCTGTATCTTTCATAATATTTTAAATTTAAATTAAACGCTGTGGTCTATACGATCAACATCTTTAGCTTTGGCGTTAATTCCGTAAGCTTTAGAGGTGGACTTATCTGATTGCTTTTTCGCCTCACGGCTAATAGCTGTCTTTTTAGAGGCTTTCTTCTTGGCTTTCTTTGCTGTTTTCTTTTTTGCCTTTTTAGAAGAAGCTTTCTTTTTCTTCTTCAGTTTATCGTAAAGTTCCTTTCCGTGAAGCTTAATAAATGTTAAATGATGCATTTTGCTAAATTCTTCCATCAAAAGATCATCATTTGGCAATTTTTCAACAGTTTTCTTTGAAATAGACTCTTCTTTTGTCTCTGAAATAGATTTTGAGAGCTCACCAAGCACATCTGGAATAACTTCAGGCTCAGGAATAACCTCAGGAGCAACAAATTCAGCTAATTTCTCTTCAGTCTCATCAGAAACCTCATCAGGAACATCTTTGATGTGTTTTTCTGCCTTTTTCTCTTTGTGGGTGGCTAAACCCTTAATGATTTTAGACATAAACTCTTTTTCATCACCAAAATCCAAATCACTAAAAGGAAGTGGGTAGCTAAGCAAATCCCCCTTATACGAGCGAGCGGCGCGAGAAAAAGGATAGCATTTAGCGTTAACAGCCTGAAATACCACCCCTTCAGAAAAGAAAGAGTAATCCAAGACACAAACGCCACTTAAATAATCATAACCGTCACTATTCTGTCTAGTCTCTCCAATAAAACTCTTTTCTGAATGCATCGTTGCCACTGTCTCGACGGTTTTACCCCATCCCTTCTCTAATGGCTCACAACCAAAAGGAATATAAACAAAACGACCTTGACCTTTAATTGAACGAACAGCCCTACATAATATATTATTATGATAAGCTGAAAAACTAATGCGATCAGAACGAAGCGTAGGATACATTATAGGGATCAACTCATGACCCTCACCAATCAAATTCAGCATGTCACTAAACTTAGCCAGCTTCTCTCTACTGCCATTAGGAACAACCAATTTTAATTTATCACAAGACCTAAATCCATACTTTTTAAAGCTCTTCATTAACCCCTCAAAAGCCTTTAAAGGGTTGTCAATATCTGGTTGCGCGTAAATTGTAACTATGTCCATATGACTCCTCCTACAGACTAAAAACAAAGATGTCAATAAAATCTACCACTCTAAATCCATATCGCCTCCACCACCGCCTCCCCAAGAAAGACCTGTATCGTCCCAAGCATCACTGTCAATAGACTCATATGACCTCGACCAGACCTCCTTAGAAGACTCGTCAACATCAACGTTTTCCATCTCTCCAAGCAAACCAAGCTTAACGCAAAGCTCAACCAAAATAATTAAAGTGTCAGCAATGTCGGGGCTCTTACCCGTCCTCAGCTTCATCAACTTCTTACTCTCGACTTTTAATTTAGCCCCCCGCATCTCATCCCACTGCCTTTGACAAAGCTCCTGAACAATCTCACTCGTAAGACCCCTAATCCTTCCTTCACGTATCAACCCCTTACACCTAGCCCACAACTCAGTAACCCTATTAGCATAAACCTCGCTGGCAAGTCTAGGATCAATAGGACTAATAGGAAGCTCACTAGCCTTCCCCCCAAACATAACCCCCATAGGCAAACTACTCCATTCACTCACAACAATGTCCCTAAAAGGAATACCCGCCCCAGTCATATCAAACGCAAAATGACTAGCTGGAATCCCCTCCTTAACACAACGCTCACGAATGTATCGAATAGAGCTATAACTCCTGCTCACATCCTCATTATCAATATCGTCTTTTATAATATCCAGATCCGTAACCTCCAAAACGCTCTTACCATCAATCTTAACAACACGGCCTTTAATCAAAGGAAACCTGTCTCCTCCCTGAGTGAAAGCAGGATCACCAGCCAAAACCAACTCCTCTCTACTCCCCTTGTCTATCTCGCTCTTATCAACAGGCGTGTCAGCCCTGCCCTTCATTACTTCACCCTCATTAAACACAGTCTCATCACTACTCCCAGAAAACCAAAAAGCCTTATACATCCGAAAGAAATACCTACTCCTCTCACCAAACTCACGCCGAGCATGATTAATATCCCTCTCTTTAGGCAACCAAGGGTATATCACCCTCCCCGCCTTCATATTAGGACTCTTCTCACTATCAAACCTTAAACAAATACCCCTAGATGTCTCCCACTCCATGTCAAGCTCACTCACACTAGCCCAACCATTCATAGGCTTACAAAACACACCAAACGCATCATGATAACTATTGGGGTTACTAGCCGCCTTCATCTCAAACCACGTATTATTACTAAGGTTACTATAACAACCATTAACCACACTCACAGGCAACTCAGAGAGCTCATCCAACATCGTAAAAAACCTCTCCTGCTTCAACCCCAAAAAGTTACTGTCAATCTCCTGACCAGCACCACCAGCAGCAGGCATCAACAACACCCCAGTGTCCTCAGTTAAGTCCCCATCCATATTAACCCCTTTAATAACACAGTCACTATAAACCATCTTTCCGGGAAAATCCTTCTGCCACAACTCATTCACACTCCTCCATATACGCATCTTAGCCATCTTCATAGTCGTAGAGGTGGCAATAACCTTCGTCTTCTGAGGCCAACACAAATACATCACTATAGCATAAACAGCCATCGCATCACTCTTCCCAGAAGACGCACACCCAGCCAAAGCACAATACCTATTCCCCAACATCCCCACCATCATCCTCTCACACCACTCATTCCATATAACCTTCCTCGTGCTCTTCCCATTCTCATTCCACAACAAATCCACCACCCTCTTAAAATAAACAAACAACTCCTCACCACTAGGCCAACTACCCCCCTTACTATCATCATACTCAGGCTTCAAAAGCAACTTCCCACCCTCCCCCTCATCAAAATACGCCATCGCCAACATATACAAATTCCTCTCCATCTCCCCAAAAATACGCACATCCCACAACTTCCCCTCCCACTCCATATGAAACTCATCCACCATAACACCATCAGGAACAGGAAAATAAGAACTCTCCCACTCATACAAACCAGCCACGCCCTTCCCCGCATTCAAATTACTCATAAACAACCCCTACCACAATTCCCTTCAGGGAACGATTTTTTTTTGCGATTTCTAAACAACACAAAATAAACCGCCTTTATATACATGAATTTTATTTTTCATCCCAAAACAAACCCCTCACACATTTCCCCCCACACTCTTTTCCACAAAGTCGCTTTGGCAAAATAAAAACCCACATAGTTCCATAGTAGGTTCATGGTAGCTCGGTGTAGGATGTCCCCCAAGCAAGACACCCGCCGCCCCTTCAGTTCTCTACGCTGTCTGTGTGTGCTGTCTGTGTGTGTGCTGTTGTCTGCTTGCCTGTCCTCTGTCTGTCTCATTGTATTACATAGCTCTGTATGTATCAGCGCTCTTGCTGTTCACATACATTAACCAACAACCAATACAATACAATGAAGACATATGAGATCGTCATCATAGCTTGCTTGTCTTTCATGGCTGGCATGATGATCCTACACGCCATTAGCCATGAGCGTAAGATGGCTAAGCTCCGCTCGGAGTCACTCAATCGTCGAGTGGCGCGCTTCCACGCTAAGAGGAAGTAATTACCGCCACACCTGAGCAAGTGTCTAAACTGCTCATATTCTATCATGAAAAACACAATAAAGGTTGCTCTAGTGCTCGCCACACTAGGGTTATTAACAACCTTCATAGGCAAGGCTCTTGACGGCTTAGAAGCTAATCAAGAGCAACAACAAGAGCTCCGTGAAAGGGGCTCTTACTACAGGTGCTACGGCACTATGAAAGGATACTCAGATGAGTAACCTAGATGAGTTAATAGCTAATGCTGATGACAGCCCTAGCACACCTGTCTCAGGATGGGTGATCAATCTAAGGACACGGCAACGCCTAAAAGTCCTTGATTTTAATAGAACGCATGTGCGCTTGTGGGCAGCATACAGTGTTACCTTCAAAGTCCCACTAAAAACGTTCTGGGAGCGTTACATCCCAGCTCACTACGAGTAACAACCATAGACCTACAGCTCTCCTCACGAGGGGAGGGCTGAAGTCTGTCGTTAATTCCAATGACAGAACACCACTGATATTGTGAGTGCAAAAACAAAGGCCACCGATAACCAAGGAGCCAAAGCCGCCCGTGCATCTAAACCTGAAGCAAAGCGTCCAGTGAAAGCTGGCGAGGTTCAGGTTCAAATCTACCTGAAGTATTACTACTTCAAGGTAGACAGCTCTCTCTCTGAGAGCATCAGGTTGACTCAAATCAACCATCTCCGCGCTTCCAAGCGCAAAGCCCCCAATGGCTCCAAAGGCTACAGGGCTGCCGCAGCGGACCTCATCCATGAGCGTCTCATCGCACCTTGGAAGAACCGCGCCACCTCTCCTAATGGGAGCAAGGTGGAGTTTGGAAGCCCTGCTACCAAGGGTTACACCGTGCCGTTCTCCATCGTATGCTTTGGCTAAGAAGCTGCAGGGAAGCTCTGGAGCGCCCCCACAGCGTTCTGGAGCTTCTTTAGCCACCAACCAACTAATACCATGAGCGATTCATCAACATGGGCGAGGGTCATCCCTCCCACCGTATGGAGCAAATATGAATCCCTGTGTGCAGAGCTAGACTACTGGCGTAAGCAAGGGGACAAGGAAGAAATGAAAGCCGTAGCTGAGCACCTTCAGCACTTATTAACAGTCTATCCAGACCAAGAGCGCTGGAACCAACGATACTAAACCAATGAGCAATAAACTGACACCACAACAAATAGCAGACGACGCACTGAGCTGCTGTAACACCACTCAAGACGCCTCAGGGTTTATTGAGTATTACTACCAAAGCACCCCTGAGAGCATCAGGGGGGAAGCACAAATCTTGCTGGGCCATTCCAAGATGGCTGAGCAGGAAAACGAGCGTGACGCTGCACGCAGGGATTATGAGCCGTCATGGGAAGACTGCTACCCTGATCCATGGGCAGACGACTACGCAGCAATCATTAACGGAGAACTATAATTATCACCATGAGCAAAAACAAAACGCCGAGCGACAACGCAGGCAAGACAATTAAGGAGCACGTAAAAGCCTTCTGCGTATGGCCTGATGGCACCTCCTGCCACATCGAAGAGCTGGAGCAAATGCTCCACTTCATGAGCGATGACTACCGTCTAGAGCATGATGACCCCAACGAGCAACCAGAGCCGCTTACTGAGAGCGAGCAGGAACGCTTCAGTAAAGAGCTTGAAGATTACTCTGAGCCCAACGAGCATGTCAACAACATGCCTGACGAGCGCAGGCAACGGGTGATAAGCAAATACTACAAATGCTTAGAGCCTGTTTTCGGAGGAGGATTCATGTTCTCCACCATAGGAGCATACAGCATATCAGCAGAGGAGTTGCGCATCATCGCTGACTACATCGACGAAAAAGAGGAGAACGAGCACGAGATCCCCCCTGTTCATTGAGGTTATCTAATTCCACATTCACAAGCATCGGAAGCGACTCAAAACAATGAGCAAAGTGAGTAAATCTTGGTTTCTTTGTGGATATTGAGTCCTGAGCAGGAAAAAGGGTGTATGGGAGTGAGTGTTGAGTGGTATAATATGGGTATTGCGGGGAGTGGTTGGAGCTGTATATTTTGGGGAATTTGGGTAAATTTGGAGTATATGGAATGAGTCAAACTGCAATATAGTCGATAATGCTAACAGAAAGAGTCTAACTGCTTAAAAAAAAGTATAGTCTAGAAGTGTTGGTATTAGGGCGTTAGAGAGGTATTTGAAATAAAGATCTTTACACGAGTGGTGGGTCGGGAATAGGCTAAGCGTAGCGAAGGAGTGAACGTAGAGAGCGACTGAGCTGCGAAGTAAGGTAATACTTATAAAGTATAGCTTATATGAATGGTGATGTCACTGAGTCTTCTAATTGAGTCTTCTCATTGAGACTTCTGATTGAGTCTTGTATATGAGACTTAACATGAGACTTCTGATTGAGATATTTGTCGAATATGTCGCTTCGCTCCCTTGTATTTTGTAATGAGTGAATTAATCCACATCGATTATCACTGGTTTATGTTTAGCTGAAGTGAAGTTTGTATCTATGATTTGATCTTTGGATTGATCGTCATCTAGGTTGAGTGTTCTTCTGGCTACTGCGTCTATCTTCTCTAGGTCGAAAGCCGACTTAATTTTGAGTCCACCATCTGCCTTTAGTTCGGCTAGAGCGTTGAGTGTGATGTCGAGGATATCTGATTGGTAGTCGATAGTGGATTTGGCTTTTTTGACTACTAGTTTCTCGGCTGGTGTAAGTTCTTGATGAGCTTTATTTCTATGAGAAGAGAGTTTTTTACATTCTAGAGGATTGTTTTCTAGGTGTTCTTCTAGTTGTCTTGCCTTTGTGGTGGTGAGCCATTTGTTATTTTTGATTCTGCATTTAAGGATTGGAGCTGGGATGTTCCATTTGTCTGCTACATCCTGAATTGAGCAATTGTGTGCTTCGTAGTCGTCTCTGATGCATTCCCAAGTGGAATCGGTGAAATCGCTCCAATCGGCGTAAGGGAGTCCCTTGTCGTTCTCTTTATAGTTCTCGTTCATGTGGTGATAGAATCACAAATGGTAGTTTAATGCAAGAAGAGAGCTTCTATGGTTGTGTTGGCGCTTCGCGCTCGGACTTCGTCCTCTTGGACTTGGTGAAATTTTTAAATATGGAAATGCTGGATGCATGTTCCTGTTGAAGGGTTGGCTATCCCCTGAAAGGTAGTCAGAAACTAAAATTATTATCAAAAATGAAAACTAATAGTTATAAGGATTGGGTTGCTAGTCAGCCGTTAAAAACAAAGCCGAATGGATTGCCATACCGTAATGGGAGTCATGAATTTCAGCTTGGATCATTGAGGGAGAACCTCCTTGGTAGCGAAAGTCGTGTGAATACAGCAAAAGCACGAATCATGGTAAATAAAGAGCGTTGTGAAGCAGAAAACGCCCTTGAAGATGTTAACCACGAGGCAGAGAAGGCGAAAAGGAAGCTAGAAAGAGAATACACACCATCCAATGATGGTAAGCGTCAGCTTGATATGTATATCACTGGAGAAGCTAGTCCATCAGACAAAGAGCGTCGAGACATGCTTGACAGTATAAAGCTGGTGGCAGACAGGGCTGGAGTGCCTATGGATGGCATAAAAGACAAAAAGAGTGTCTGTGAGGCGCTTTCATACGTCTCTAAGCCTTACTTGGCTGAGAAAGAGCATAATACGCTAGAAAAGTCGGGCAATCTCGAAGATGAGATCCTGAACACGCCAGAAAACAAGCTGAACTGGATTGACGTTGATGATTCAGCGTCTCTGGACATATGGAACAAGCTAGAAGATGAGCGTAGAACGAAAGAGTGGTTAGCTTTGAAGCCAAGTCTTAGCTATTGGATAGTGAAGATTGAGTATAAAGGCAAGATCATCACACGTCACTATGAGGACAACAAACTACTCAACAAGTTCATAGCTCGTTGTGGGAGAACAGAGAACATTGAAATAATCTCTGTCCTACGAGGAGAGTTTCTGGTAAGAGCCGTCATTCCTGCGTTTGGAATCGACTATCACCAGTGTTGGACAACCGAGAAGGGTGTGCGCAAGCTTGCCACTTGGAAAAACTACACAGAAGCGCGTAGTTTCGTCTATGCACGGATTGTTCAGAAGAACTGCCCTGATTTCAAGGGTAGCCTTGCCAACTATCAGCACACAAAGAAAGCAGTTGATGATCTCTGTGAAGCGAAAGGCGTGAGATTGGAAATGAGTCTCTGCGATATTCAATGTAAAGAGCGTAAGGTTGAAACCAAGACCTTGGTGTTTGGCATTCACAGGAAGCTTACAGAATCAACTAGATACGCTGAATACAGCAAGGCGCAGAACAAAGCATTGCTGGAGAAAGCGCAGGTTGGAGACGATGCTAGTAAGTTTAATGAATACATCCTCAGAAATGCTGACGGGTGTGATGATAAGAACGCGCTGAACCATTATGATCTTGAGAAGGCCATAATGAATGGAGCATTTGATACAGAAGACTTGATTGCCTCCACATTTGAGCATGAAGATGATACACAGAATGATGATGAAGTTGAAGATCTTCTGGATGATGTATCCAACATGGAATACTACTCATGGGAGTCGCAGAAGTTGCAAAAGCAATATGGCTTCAAACGATCTGAAGTATCAGAAGCCGCATGGAGTTACATCCAGCTTCACAAAGAATACGGCAGGTTCGACATTGTTGATGAGTGTATTGACAAAGATGAAAGCGATTTTGAGCTTACATACGAGATTGCCCAAAGCATATGGGAAGGAGGCTGGTTCAACCCAGAACACGCCAACAAGTTGTTTGGAACATTCTGGAATGACAAAGAAGGCAACAAAAGGAGGGGTAAATACCTCTACAGAACGCTAGATGAACTGATCAAAAACGATTACTTTGAGACATGCGTTCAGTCTGCCAAAGATGAATATGAAGATGCTCAACAAAAGCATTTCTCGATTGTCTGCGATAAGTGGTCGCCTCTACACATCAAGAAGCTTTGGGGTAAGACCAAAGGAGAGATGGATGAAGCGATGATAAAACTAAGCATAACAAAACTCCTGAACTCGTCCCACGATGAAGGATCAAATGAATGGGACGAAACCATAAGAACAGCCGTTTGCGAGAAAGCTCAGATGCTAGAGCAATATCACGGATACAAAGCTGTATATGGCTAATAACAAGACACAAGGGCTTCGTTGGCGCTTCGCGCTCGGACTTCGTCCTCTTGGTTAAAAGTGTAATGATTGGTTATCAAGAAGTCGGCAACTTGAGGTTATTCCTTGGGTTGTTGGCTTCAGCCATTCTTCGTTGGCGCTTCGCGCTCGGACTTCGTCCTCTTGGTATATTTTGAAAGATTTGAGATTAGAAATTGGTTCGCATCTGATCCTCCAAAAACAAAGAACTACAATTATTAAAAAAAAAACATTATGAGCACTGAAAACAAAAAAACAGAACGTAGCAATGACTACATCGTATTAGCTTCTTACTCACAGAAGCCATTATCACAACTCCAGACCCTTGGAGAGCAACTCAGCAAGCGTTTCGGCGTTGAGGGATGCAAAATCGTAACAGATGATAAATCTGAAGCTAAAAGAGGCACCATCAAAGCAGATGATGTCCGAGGAAAAATCCTCGTAGGAAACATGATCCCTTCATACTTGGCACAAGCGGCCGACGAGGTGATTGAGGTAAACTGCCAGCAGTTCTTCAACACACCAGAACGGTTCATCAAGGAATACACTGACGAAGAAATCGGTGGACTACTTAGCTATGATCGAAGCTACAAAGTGGTAAAAACACCACTAAGCAAGCATCTTCCAGTAGGAGCAGAAAAAAGCATGTAAACTTAACAAAAGGGGGGGCTGAAAAGTCCCCTCTTATATTTATTATGGGATTAGACCAATACCTTTGCTGCAGGCCTAAAGGTCTCACAAAAAAGCAAAAACAAGAAGACAATTCAGATGAGTTGATTTATTGGCGCAAGGCTAATGCAATTCATAAATATTTCACTGAACTACATGATCTCCCTGATGGAGATAACTGCCAAGAAATAGAAATCACCAAAGAAAACTTAGAAGACTTAAGTAACCTTTGCCAGAGAGCTATAGATAATAAAGGAAAAGAAATTCTACCCACTGAGTCAGGATTCTTCTTTGGTGGAACAGAATACGATGAATATTATTTCATGAGCCTTGAGAGAACGATAAAAGAGCTTCAACCAGTCATCAATGATTGGAATGAAGACAATGAATATTACTATTTCGCTTGGTATTAAAATTTTCTATATAGAATATCAGAGAAAGCTGATAGGTGAAAAACATTTCAGTATCAACCACTGCCCCAGCGGGTAGCAGGTGAAATGAAAAGTCAGAAACCACAAAAACCGATGGAGTTGCGTTATCAACCCTCATGGAAATCCGAGTCTGATCCCAGAGCATCCTGAAACGCCTCACATATGAGAAAATACGCACGAGTAAACGTGTAAAAAACCGACTTGTCATTGTCATTAAAAGACGTTTTTGGAAGGGATTGACCTCTCTTTCGTTAGTGAGATTATCATATTAGTCATGTGATTATTCTTAGTGAAACAAGGGGCAGCTAGAAGCAGTTACAACTAGCTGTCCTTATAAAAATTTAAACAAAAAACCAATGAAAACATATTATAACACAACAAACGAAAAAGGCGGCGATCTGCGTAAAAATATATCTAAAGCAAACTATCAAAACCTAAGAGTGATGGAACTGTTCCAAGATAAGTCCAGTGAAAGCGCATATTCACCATCACAAGTAATGCATCTAGCACTACCAGACGCGCCTATAACTAGCGTAAGGAGAGCTATGAGCACCCTTACCAAAGCAGGATACCTGACTAAGACACAAGATAAAAGATACGGTATATACGGCAGACTAGAGTATATATGGAAACTGTCAGAGTAAATCGAACACAAATTTAAAACATGTCTAGCCACAAAGAGATCAGGGGGAGTTCCCTCAGGGTTATATGAAGCATCGTTGGCGACCAGCATGAGACAACAAATGGAAGTTATGAACCCTGAGCAATCCGTGTCTAGATTAATTACCTAGATGACGGATTAATTTTTCATCGAATTGAGATCTACCGAGAGGCGATTTCAAAGCGTTTACGCAAAAGAAACAGAATGGTAAGTGATACATTAAGATGAAGGCGTGCTCAGAATTATGGCACTACTTCTTAATTGTGGGTGGCAAATCTGAGCTACTAGTCCCACAAGATGTATCTGAAAAAATACTAAACCCGCATCAGGATAAGGCCTATTACCCTTGGTAGATTTCAATTCAATGAAAGAACAACAAACAAAAGCTAAAAAAGACAATGGATCAAAAAACGATAATGCTTGCTAAAAAAGCAATGGAGAAAAGGGGAATCAAATCAAACCACGCAAAACAAAATAAAAAGAAAATAAACAAAACGACAAGCCCACCAGAAAACATCCTCAGACCACAATCCCCAAGAATGTGGATTCAATTTGTTTTCAAAACAAGAAAAATCAACGAACAGGTTCTTGATATTGAAGGTAGCTGGATAGTAAAACTACCCCAAAAACCAAAAACTCCAGCAAAATACATAGTAACAACAAAAAGCCACTCAGAAGCTGTAAAAATTCAAGACAAACACATAAAAGCATCAGGATACACATATGAAGAACTAATCGAAGGGCTAGAGGGGAAAAACAAAGAAAAAGCAAAATTCAAAGCAAAGCACAAAAAAGTATTCAATCTAATTTAATTTAAAAAATGAACAAAACAAAAATAACCGCAGAGATAGATATTTATGATGAGTTTCTGAACGACATCATCACAAACACAGTAGAATCAGCAGCCATAAACTACTGGGCTGAATTGAAAAACTACATTGTGGATTTAAACGGTCAGACACCATCTGTTCTTATACGAGAAGATGAAGAAGGGGCATTTGAAGAAGAGCTCGGGGAATGGGTAACCGTAGACAAAGATTTCATCATAAAAGGCATCGAAAAAATCGTAAACAACAAACTCCAAGTGAGTGATTCTATGCATAAAGAAATTTTAACAGGAGTTTACAATAATGATGGATCATATATTGATATAGAATGCTGTGATTGCATTATCCAAGCAGCAATGTTTGGAGAGCTAGTATATGGATAATTTAAAAACAAAAAAAATGGAAATAGATATATCAATAAGAACCTTAGCGTTAAGCATATACAAAGAATGGTTTAACAATTATCTAAGCATAGAAGTTTTTGCAGAAAAAAACGGCTTAGAGAAAGAACACGCCAAAGAGCTATTAGGCGTATGCAGGAAAATTGCTTACACTCATGATCCAAGCAAATAAAAAAATTAAGTTCCCCACACACAGGAACAAATGAAGTGACAGGAGGTAAGCTTGTAAGAATAGCTGCCTCCTGTCTTCAACTTTAACAACAATGGAATATACACAGCAAGCTAGTAAGCCAGATTGGTATCAATCAGATGATTCCAAACTTTATTTTGCATCAACCTCTGGATCATCACCATTCAATGAATGGTATGAATTTAATGACGAAAAAGATGCAATAGATTTTATAAATGAACAATTTGAATCAGCGTCATACACAGACAACATGATAATGCACAACGGTGTATTGTATCACCTTGACGATACGCTCATTGATGATGACTGCGAGATTATAGGAATCAAGCCCAATGCTGTAATCAATGACTTCCAAGCCGCTGTTGATTTTGAATCAAGATTTTAATTTATAAAACAATGAGTGAAACAGTCGAATATAGAGGATACAAAATAAATATCCATCAAGACGAGTGGAATGATGAAAATCCGCGCGAGTGGTGCAATTTGGGCACATTGGCACTAAACAATAACTTTTGGGCTGAGGAAAATATATCATCTACAGATGAACTATATGAAAACCTGCTAGAACATGAAGAAATACGCCCTTGGATTGCACAAGATCAAGATTATTGCGGGTATAGTATTGACCATGACAAGGCACAAAAAAACCTAGAAAAAAAATACATATTGTTGCCAGTATATAGATACGAACATGGGAATGTTTGCTATAATACAAGCGGCTTTTCTTGCCCTTGGGATAGTGGAATGAACGGTTTTATCTATGTGAGTAAAGAAAAAGTAAGAGAAGAATATGGCATTAAAAACATATCCCCCGCATGGGTGCAAAAGATCAAAGGTTATTTGGAAAATGAAGTAAAAACTTTTAGCGATGCAGCGAGTGGAGAAGTGTATGGGTATCATATTGAAAACCATGAAGGGGAACAATTAGATAGTTGTTATGGCTTCTATGGATATGATCACGAAAAAAGCGAGCTATTGCCACAAGCTAAAAATGCAATTGATCATGAAATAAATGGTTACAAAAAATATAATGTTCAACACTTAAAAGAAATGATCATTAACCATGTGCCATTGAATAGCAGAGTAGGTGAATTGATAACTATACCAGCATAACCCGCTCTAGAATAAAAGAAATTAACGAAAAGATAACAAAACAAACAAATGGAAAAAACAACTAAAATCAAACAAGTAGGGATCTTCGCTACACCTGAAGACATGAAGTCTCACCAAGAATATCTTAGTTTATTTAACGGCTCGGGATCCGCACATGTAGCGCAGACATGTGCATGGACAACATGGAACCTAGCCTCAAAGCTCACAGAAGCTCCAAAAGACAGCTATAACATCACATTAACAAAACGAGAAGTGAATATTTTAATTTCCAATCTAGACACCGCCGTGGCATGGGGCGCCAGTGGTGAGCACAAAAAAGAGCTAATCAAGCTAAGTGAAGAATTTAATACTATAATAGATTAAATATAAAAACAAACTAGCAAATCAATGAAAAAACTAAGTGAAGTATATAAGGAACTAGGGATTGCATTTACATTCCCAATCAAGATTGAAAACGAAGCGAGCAAAGTGACATACTTCGAAGAAAGCAGCGACGGCTACTGGCACAAGTATGAGTATGACTCAGAAGGCAATGAGACCTACCACGAAACCAGCAACGGCTGCTGCTGGAAGAGAAAGTATGACTCAGAAGGCAATGAGACATACTACGAGAACATCCAAGGCTACTGGTATAAGAATGAGTATGACTCAGAAGGTAAGGAGACATACTCCGAGAACAGCGACGGCTACAAGAAGGGAACACCGCGATCAGCCAAGACCTGCGAGGGTAAAGTTGTAGAGGTGGACGGCGTGAAGTATGAAATGAAAACAATCAACAACTAAAAAAATAAACAATTATGAACAACATAGATGAAATAGCAGGAGAGCTAAAAGCATGCACGGCTACTGACGACCCAGTAGCAGAGTGCTTCGAACATTTTAATCAAATAAGCGAGGACATGCGTGTGGTAACCGAACATATTAAACAAAAGTGTAGTAGATATACACGCCAAGCAGAACCCCCTACAGAAATTTGCGATGACCCGATCGCGGAAACCCCGTTAATAGGGCAGTTGCTAGATGTAAACATCGCCATGGCAGGGCATCTAAGAAACCTAGAAGATTTACGAAACAGATTAGTATAGTGATGAAAATACCAACACTGGAAGAAATATCAAAGGTTGCGACGTTTGGATATGACGAAGACGGAAAGCTAGTCTTAACAAAGTTGAAAACTGACCTGATAGGCAACCACATAGGCAACCACATCGGCAACCGCGAAGGCATCCACGACGGCGACCACTACGGAAACCACTACGGCGACCATGTCGGAAACCACTACGGCAACCACAAAGGAAGCCACTACGGCAACCACAACGGCATCCACGAAGGCGACCACGTCGGCAACCACGAAGGCAAACACAAAGGTAACCACTACGGCGACCATGAAGGCTACCACATCGGCGACCACGTCGGCGACCATGAAGGCTACCACGTAGGCAACCATGAAGGCCACCACATCGGCGACCACGTCGGCGACCAAGAGGGCGACCACGAAGGCAACCACCACGGCGACCACAAAGGAAGCCACTACGGCAACCACCACGGCGACCACAAAGGAAGCCACTACGGCGACCACTACGGCAAACACAAAGGAAGCCACTACGGCATCCACGAAGGCATCCACTGGGGCGACCACTACGGAAACCACATTGGCAAGCACGAAGGTAAACACGAGGGTAACCACGTCGGCAACCACGAAGGCGACCACGTAGGCAGCCACTACGGTGACCACTACGGTGACCACAGAGGCGACCACAACGGCATCCACGAAGGCGACCACGTAGGCTACCACGTCGGCAAACACGAAGGCAAAACTTACAACCCAAAAACAAAATGAAAAAACTAAGTGATACACTAAAAGAAATGGGAGTGAAATTTACCATCCCAATCAAGATTAAAAATGAAGCGGGCAAGGTGACATACTTCGAAGAAAGCAGCAACGGCTGCTGCTGGAAGAGAAAGTATGACTCAGAAGGCAATGAGACATACTACGAGAACATCCAAGGCTACTGGTATAAGAATGAGTATGACTCAGAAGGTAAGGAGACATACTCCGAGAACAGCGACGGCTACAAGAAGGGAACACCGCGATCAGCCAAGACCTGCGAGGGTAAAGTTGTAGAGGTGGACGGTGTGAAATATGAAATGAAAACAATCAACAACTAAACTACAATGAAAAATAAAAAAACATGGATGCTACTTATTGCATCAGCAATACTACTGTCACTAAACAGTTGTGCAGACAGCGTAAGCCCCGATCAAATAGCTTCAATGAAACAGGTAGGATTTCTACATGGATTGTTTCACGGAGCCATACTGCCATTTGCATGGGTGGTGAGCCTATTCTCTGAAAGCACAGCCATCTACGCGACATACAATAACGGAGGATGGTATGACTGGGGATTTATAACAGGCATAACCTGCACTATCGGTGGATCAATTAATAAATCAAACAATTAAAAACAAACATCATGGAAATAATAACTATGGCACTAGCACTAATACTGTCTGTATTAGCCCTCATATACCTCGTAGTAACCTTTCTTCTGCCATTCTACGTCCGCAGGACAATGGTGGTAGCAGAAAAAATGGATGCAAAATCCATGTTGCTCGACTCAAAGATAGCGGCAATTGAACAATTGCAAAAAGCACAGCTGGCTGCATTAAACTCCCTGATTGAGATCCAATGGGAAATCAAGAATCAAACTCAAGCTTCTGCCAGCACGAATCAGGATAGTGCTTAAGAGATTTGGCTGTGTGCTCCTTAATGCTCAAAGGCATATGAACAAGAGAGCGCAAAGCACAACCACACACAGCGCACCCCTTCAATTCAGAATCACGAGAAGTAGAAGCACCCTTGGTCATTTTTAAAATTTGAGGAAGAATATTAGAACAGCCAAAACAACCAACTACAGGAACATTCTTAGGACAAGAAGAACAAATAGAAGCTCTCTTTTCAGCAACAGCAGAAGTAACAAGACTGCCCTTGTTTCTTTTCCATCTCTTCATTGCTGTATAAAACTGATGAAGATCGCCAAGAGAAATCTTTCTTACAGAAATGTCAGTCTCGTGACATCCATCCAAAAGATGCTTGTTACAAAAAGATGTTGCCAAGCGATCTTTCCAGTTAGGCCTCAAGTCCCCACCTTCACGACTTCTAATCTTATAAACTTCTTTGACATAATGATTAAAGCTTGTAGCGACAATCTCGTAACCTTGCTCATCTAAAACCAAAGGACGAGAAAAACCAAATTTTTCATTGTATCTGAATGTCTTCATGCACATTTAATAAACACACATGAAAAAAGAAAACAATAATGATTTTAGAGGATTCGCTACAAAAAGCCAATTTATGAGCTTCATAAGAAGCGGTTTAAGAAGAATGTGGTCTAGGCAATACCCTCCACGTAGAGTGTTCGCTTCACAGAACCTATCTCTAGTCCCTTTAGGAAGAAACGGCAAACTTATAAAAGGAGGTCTGTGCGAACACTGTAAAGAAACGTTTAAAGCTTCTGAACTAGAAGTAGATCACATTAAGCAAAACCACAAACTTACAGAAATTCAACACATATCAGAATATTGCAATAGCCTGTTTTGTGAAATAAGCAACATGAGATACCTCTGCAAACCCTGCCATAAAATAATAACCTACTCAGAACGTCACGGAATAAGCATTGAAGAAGCAAAAGCTGAAAAACAAGCAATATCATTCTCAAAACTTCCAGTAGAAAAACAAAAAAAGCTATTAAAAACATGGGGGGTGATGGAAGATTCAATCACCAACGCCAAGAAAAGAAGAGCAACAGCTAAAAAATACTACACAAAAACAAACAAATGAAACTAAAAATAGAAATAAAAGCAGAAAAAGGAATCTACGAAAATATAACTCCGTGGAAATACTTCGCATTAAAAAACGCAAAAAAAGATGATCTAGAGTATATCATCCCAAGCAAATCAATGCTGACTAAGTTCAGCGAAAACCCAGAGAAGTGGATCACAAACCCACCCTTCATCAAAACAGCATCAATGACAGAGGGTTCATTGCTGGATTGTATGCTTCTCACACCTCAATTAATAGAGACTGAATTTATCGTAAAACCAGAAGATGCCCCAAGAAGGCCAACACAAGCTCAAATCAATGCTGAGAAAAAATCAGATAAGGCTAAAGAATCTATAGAATATTGGGAAAAGTTTGATTTAAGATCAAAAAACAAAGAGGTAATTACAAAAAACCAAGTAGCTAATGCTAAAAAAGCATTGAAGAAAATCAAAGCCAATAAAAAATGCAATGAAATTGTAGAAAACTCAAGCAAACAAGCCGTGTGTATTGCTGAATACAGAGGATTCCTTGTAAAGGGAATGTTTGACATGATCCCCGATGAAAACGGAGAGTCGGGTGATTCAATCGTCGACCTCAAAAGAACCTCTGCATTCGCTCCTAGAGCCTTCTCAGGCATCATAAGGAAATTTAAGTATCACTGGCAGGCAGGACTATACAGGTGGCTATACAAAGAAGCTACGGGCAAAGAGAGACAAAAATGGAAGTTCATGATAAGTGATGCAGAAGATCCATACGGATGCGGATTGCTGACAATGCATGAAGACGACATCAAAAGAGGAGAAGACGAAGTATTTGAAGCTCTAGACCAATACATTGACTGCATTGAAAAACAAAACTTCCCCAACCCTTATAATAGAGAAAAAGAGCTCACCATCAAAAGCTTCTCAGACATATTTAACGACTAAAGTAATAAGGATGATTCGGACGGAACATTATACGCAATCATCAAACGGCTAGAAGAGTTCCGAGAACCTAGCTATCCTCACCATCAAAAGCAATCTGCTGTAAGAAAAATCAAAAAAATTAAAGAAAGGTCTTGAACGAGAATTAATTCTATGATTAATTCCCCCCGAAAGCTACTTCGCGGCGGTAATCAAAACCTTTGGAATTTGAGCCTTAAAGCTCCTTAAAACCCAACCAGAAAGCTGCCGCGAAACACTTTCATCTGGTTGGGTTTTTTTATACCCTCCAGCTGTTCAATAAGTGCAACAGTAAAACGCTTCTCTATAGTCTGACAAGGGCAAGTGACATCACGAAAGCGATCCACTTGTTTGATACGAGACTCTAAAAAGAACAAAAGTATCAAGGGGGTTCTCCTTCTCGCCACTGTAGCAAGCCTACGGGGGGAGGGGGGGTAGTGAGAAAAATAAAAAGAACACAATAAAAAACAATGACAACAAAAGAGCTAAAAAAATACGTAGGAAAAGAAGTTACAGTTGAACATAACCACGATGGGCACACAACCATGGAGGGATGGGAGCTTGAACACGTAAATGGTGACACGTTCCGAATTGGAGACTTACAATTTACACCGCAAAACATAGTTAAATCCAGAATGTCGAAAAATTACGGTGCAATAACGATAGAATGAAAAAAATGAAACACAAACAAGTCACACAAATCTACGACAAGGTAAAAAAACTATGTGGAGAAATTCCCCATAAGGAAATTAATTTTGGCGATCAAGTCACAATTAAGCAATATTGGACGCTAAGAGCGGGCGCGATGGGCTTTCAAGTGCACACAATTATGCATGATTATAGAGGCAAACACATAACAGTTTTCCACGGGAAAACATGCGGGACAGGTTATTGCAAAGAATCAGAAAGCTATGATAGCGCAATAAATGCAATGGGTATCAGAACAAAAAAGGATACAAGCAAAAAACCGAGCGAAATATCTCACAAATACCATGTGGGAGGAAATTACTACTTTGTTCCAAAATCAGAAATTCGCAAATACAAATAAACCACTACAAAACAATGAACGAAAACAAAACGATAATAAAGATAGCAAAACGGGCAAAAGAAGACATCAATAACAACATCGATGTTTTTGATACATTCATGAACCTGTCCGAGGTCAATAAACAAAACCCACTAAACTTAAAAGCAATGCTTAAAGCTCCTCTAGACCAATTGGCACACGACATTTATGGCATTGATCAACACCTAAACAAAAAAACAGGGAAACTCGAAAACTGTTTTCTTCCCAGATACGCTAAATAGGTCGCTTCGCTCCAAGCAGGCTTCGCCCGCCCTTGGGCAAGATTGAATTAACGATTATGAACAAAGAAACAACAGAAGAAGAAAAGATACTTTACAGTTACATATTAAATAAAGAAGACTGGGTGCATGAAGATGAAATACAAGAAGAACTAGGCTTTTCACTTAAAAGTATTATTCGATTCCAAGAACAGTCAGAAGGGCAAATCATACTCAAGCATTGCCAGCTAAACATGATAACCCTTAAAGCCACTGTAAACGCCACAGAAGACGAAGTAAGCACAGCTTTAAAAAACGTTGTGTCTGTTATTAAAAAACTCTACAAAGAACGAGACGGACTCATAGTAGCAAGACAAAACAAAAGAGGAATCAATAACGAAAAAAAACGAACATTCGTTATCAAAAACAGTAAGAAACACCAGAAACACAAAAAATCTCTATCCTAAAAAGGAACAGAAAACAAAACAACAAACATGAAATAATAACAAGACCATGAAACTAGAAAGTAACAAAAAAAGCTCATCATTTGAGCCAATATCAGAAGACCTACACGAAGCAGTGTGTATCGGTTCAATCGGAATCGGTAAGCAAACATTCGTGTATAACGGAGAAACCAAGATCCTAAACAAAATGCTCCTATTATGGGAAATCCCAAAAGAGCGAAGAGAATGGGAGAACAAAGAGGGTGAAAAATTTGAAGGGCCAGCAACCATTTCAAAAGAATACACAGTAAGCTTCAATGAAAAATCAAACCTAGTAAAAGACCTCAAGCAATGGCTTGGTGAAAAAGACTTTGAAGGTTTTGACACCGACGACTTAGTTGGTCAAAGCTGCCGATTGATGATTGGACACTCAAAAGGAAAAAACCAGAACGCAGACAAAACATATGCAAACGTGACTGGTATTTCCAAGTATAAAGGAGATCCCATCGAACCAGAACAAGAGCTTGTGTGTTACAACCCAGAAAACCACACTGAAGAGTCCTTTTCAAAACTCAAAGAGTGGATTCAGAAAAAAGTAATCCTTGCTGATGGAACATGCCCACATGTGGAAGGAAACAAAACTGGAGACATCCCCAAAAGCAATCAAAGTGAAATCACTGAGCCCCAAAAAGAGGATATTCCATTTTAAATAATTTCAACTAAAAGTTGGATGTTGTGATAATAGTGCGACCCCTCATCTGGTAAAATAGGTGAGGGGTCATTTTCATCAAAAACCTGATTAAATCAAAGATACAAATATCATATGAGCACAAGAGAAGTAGAAACAACAATATTTGACGATGACGACAATGCTATACACATAAAAGCGATTTTGATTGAAGGAATGAAAGGAATGAAAGATGTATATGGACTGCAAGAAACCCCAGATGATGAAGATGAAGTAGAAATCATAGAATCAATAAACGAAAAAGAAGAACACGTAGAACTAACACAAGAACAACTCGACAAAGCAATAAGTGAACTAAACTGAAAAATATGAAAAACAACGAAATCGTAAAAAAAGTAAAAGCTGACGAAAAGCTAGGAAACGTAATTCTTTTTGGAGAAAAAGGAGAAAAGCAGATTCTTGAAATAACAGGGAGAGAAAAAACCATTTACAGTAAAACAAAGCTATACATCAATATAGATGAAGAAAAAACACCTACGATTCACAGCCTACAAAAGATAACAAGAAAAGGGCTAAAAGAAGTTGTTTCCTACATACATGAAAAATTCATGGGAACAAAAAAAGAAGAGCTCAAAGCCCTTACAGGACTAAAGGAATGGAGCTCACCCGAAAGTGATTTATGGATATATTATGGAGAAAACAACGCAAACAGCATAATGGAATTATATGATCGTAGATTCACAAACTACTCATTAGAGCCCGTGTGCATTGACAGTATAAACGTAATGACAATTGAAGAGCTAAAAAAACGAGTAGATTTATATTATGAAACCACCTTCAATCAAAAACCAGAGGAAATAACCAAAGAAAGATATTGGGAAATGCTAGAAGTGCTTCCACCTGTCAGATGGGAAAACAATGTTTTTTATGTTGCAGAAGCATACGTAGGATACATCCACTCAATGTTCTGTAAATTAAACGACAGGTATTTTGAAGCCCTAAGAGACGTTAATAAAACAAGCAACGCTGACTTCATTCTTGAATGCCAAATGCTAATAAACGAGCAGGAAGAGTGTGAACAAGAAAAGAACGCCGAAAACAACTAAAAACAATATATCATGGACGAACCAACACCAAAAGAAGCCTATCAACAAGGCTACAACGCAAAAATAACAGATAACCCACCAAAATGGGAGCTTGCTCTCATTGAAGAATGGTTCAAAGGAAGAGACGACAAATGCTATGATTTACATTTTGAAGATTCATTCAAAGAACAAATGTTAGCCTATGAAACTGGTTACCTAGACGCTGAAGCGGGTATAGTAGACCATCCACGAAGCACCTCAGACAAAGCTTACCTTGAAGGGGTGAAAGAATTTACAGCAACCTAAAAAGTCAATGAACAAGCCATTAGAACTAAAAGACGGAAGAATAAAAGTCACTAGATACCGATTCAATCAGATAAAGAAACTAGAATCTGCAACTGAAATAATTAAAATAATGGAATACCTAGTAAAAGCCCAAGAAGAAGAAATATCAGCCCATCAATACAATAATTACATGGAAAAAGTAAGTATTTTTCTACTTAAACCAGTCAAAATTAAAAGTAATGAAGCAAAAATACAAAAATGGATTTCAGGGCTAATAACAAAGGTTAACAACTACAAAGAAGATCACATCTTCATCATTTAAGTGAAAACAAAAACCTTAGAATTTGATCTAAGTCAATCTGCTGAATCAGATGCATTTGGCAACGTCTGTAAATCATTAAACCAAAACGGCATCCCTTATTCTGTCTCCAATAGTGGATGCTTAGCAATTATCACCATCGGAGACGGATATTAACATTATGGACAGCAGAGACACATGCCACGAATACATTTGGTGGACATCAATCGACAAAAGGAAGCGAACAGCAAAGCCAAAAAAAGGAATCTTTTCTGACGGAGAACTATTCACAGAGAAAAGCATTCCTTTTGAATTTGATGTTTGCCACACATGCCAAGGAGACGGGAGCTATGTCAACCCCTCCATTGATAGTCATGGCCTCTCAGCAGATGAATGGAATGAATGGGATGAACAGGAACGGAATACATACATGAACGGAGGATATGACATCAAATGCAGGCTCTGTTCAGGACAGAAAGTAATCCCCTATCCCTCAGAGCTTAAACATCAGCAACAACTAGAAGAACACTACGCAGAAATGCACAGCTACCAAGAAGAACAAGAATCAGAGCGCCGTATGGGCTGCTAAACAAATCACTAAAAAACAAAAAACAAAAAAACAACAACATGAACAACACACTAACATTCGTCAACAAGCTAGAACTAGACCCTATCTCATTCTCTGTAATGGGAGCTTCTGTCAAAGGAGACGACTCAGCCATTGGATTCTTTGGATCAGGGTTAAAATACGCCATTGCAGTTATGCTAAGGCACAACGTTGATTTCAACATCAAAACCCACGGGAAAGAATACAAGTTTTACTCTGAAAAAAGGAGTTTCCGAGGTGAAGATATTAATCTCATCCTGTGCAATGAGAAGGAACTTGGTTACACAACTGAGTTTGGAAAAACATGGACACTTGAGCAAGCATTCAGAGAGCTTTATTGCAACACTCTTGACGAAGGAGGAAAGGTAGGAGTTGGTGGAGAAGTCAACGCTGATCACCAAACGGTTATTTCTGTAAACGACCACAGGATGAACGAACAATACAGCAATAGGTGGGAAAACTTTCTTTTCCATAGCGATCCAATATGGAGCAATGATAAAGGTCAAATCCACGCACCAAAAACAAACAACCAAAACAACAAGTATTACAAGGGTGTTAAAGTAGGGGCGTCAAACCAAGAAATGCTGTTTCAATACAACATCACTAAAGACTGCAAGCTCACTGAGGACAGGACTCTTAAATACCAATTTGAGTGGGATGATTCCGTGGCTGATGTAATCTTAACCCTCAGAGACAAAAAGATTCTCAACCGCATCCTAAAAAGAGGCGAAGAAACGTTTGAGGGAGAGCTTAGCTACTCCGAGTTTTCCGTAGACAGGAATGCGTCAGAAGAATTTATTGAGGTGGCAAACGAACTAAACAAGAAGGGAAAGTTGAAAAATAGAAATTTGATTTCCGTTTTACAAGCCAAAAACCCCACCAAGGTAGAAGATCAAGCCGAAGACCTCACCAAAAAAGAAGAGATGATCCTTAAAGATTGCTACTCAATGCTGGAGGCAGCAGGGTATTACACACAAGGCTTCCCGTTGATTAAATTCAAATCTGAAAACACATCTTTACTTGGACTGGCTAAGGATGGAAAAATCTTCATTGAGTCTAAATGCTTCAAATTAGGGCCGAGAGAGTTGGCTGTAACCATTCTAGAAGAGTTTTTCCACCTTAAATCTGGTCTAAGCGACATGACAAGACCGTTCCAGAACTTCATTTTTGAACAGCTTGGGGAGAAAATTGAACAAATAAGGGATCTCAAAGAAAAGTTGAACCGTTAAGTTACACTAAACACTTCAATGAAATTGATTGATGAAATACTTCGTGAGCGCATAAATAAAATAGCAGATGAATACAATTCACGAAAAGATATTGAATTTAAAATAAATCAAGCGGGTATCGAAGAAATGCTATTATCCGCTAAAAACAAAATAATAGAATCGCTTCTAAGTGAGTTCACGGACGGACAGTTAAGAGTTCTTGCCTTTAAAAATAAGAATAAAAAGGCTTCTAAGACCTTTAAAGAGGACTTTAGTGAAACAACACCGAAAGACATCCAAGAAGCCGTAGAAGCCGCGCACGGGGCAAACAGAGCCACCCTAAGTGACGTTGAAGAGTTCAATGATCAGTGGATGAAATTACCCGTGCCAATAAAAGGCAGAAACGCACCAATTTCTCCATCAATCAAAGAAAAATTCAGAACGAGAATGAAAAGCCGATTCTTTAGAGAGAATTGGAAAGAAGGAATGGAAGCCATGAGCACTGACCCATTCTGTCTCGGGGACAACGATAGAAACTGGGTTGCTGATAAAGCTTACTTTCTAAAACCAGACACACTAGAAAGACTGCTAAACAGAAAAGATGCAAGAAAATCAAAAAGCGTAGAAAAGAAAATACCAAACCAGTTTAAATAACGCCAAAGATCAACCACCCGCCGAACAAAAAGACGACTTTAAATCATGTCACACAAAAGTATGCCGTGGGAAAAAGAACCCACACCACACAGCACATCAATTGAAAAATCAGTATTGTCGTGCCTATTCCAATATGAGGATTTGCCAGAAGAGGGAACTATCAACAAAAACCTATTCTTTCACCCAGCACATCAAATAGTTTATGAAGAAATCAAAAAGCTTAGAAGACCAATAGATATTATTGTTCTGGTTCAAAAATTAACAGAAGAAAAAACAATAGCAAATGTTGGTGGAGCATCAGGAATTACTGAGATATTTACTTATCAGCCAACATCAACCAACTTTAGCTCACACTTAACAAAATTACATCAATACGCAGCAAGAAGACAGGCCATTAAAGCAGCACTAGAACTGCTAGAGTCAGCATACGACATGTCTGACGATGAGATGTATATAGAAAAAACAAGAATACCAATGGAGAAGGTGGCTGAAGTAGCTGAAGCGGCATCACCATCAAGAAGCAGGGAAGATATTGTAGTTGCAGTAATAGAAAGATTTGCTGAGAGGGTTCAAAACAAAGAATCCATTATGGGCTGGCTAACTGGAATCTATGAAATAGACGAAACATTCAAAGGACTACACCCCAAACAAATATTTATTGTAGGAGGTTTCCCTACATCAGGAAAAACAGTAATGGCAATTCAGTCATTATTCAACATAGCAAACAAAGGAGTTCCAACCCTAATGCTGTCACTAGAAATGCCAGCTGAGGGAATCGCAAACCGAAACCTGATAATAGCATCTGAAGTTGAAGCAGAAGCTGTTAACGACCCACACGAATACGCCAGAAAAAAAGGAAAAGAAGGAATAACCAAAAACCAACTAAGCAGAATCAGAGAAGGTGCAAGAAAACTAAAAGAAACCCCAATCTTTTTTGAAGATCCAACAGGAGCAAGGCTATCAACCATATGCATCCTAATAAGAAAGCACGTCAAAAAAAATAACGTAAGAGTCATAGCTGTAGACTACATACAACTAATCAGGGGGCCGAAAGGATTAACAAAAGAACAAGAAATGGCAGCATGTTCACACGCATTCCAAGCACTAGCAAAAGAACTAAATGTTTGTATCATTCTCCTCTCACAACTAAACAGAGACGGGAACCATAAATATGCTGAGGCAATTAATGAAGACGCAGACGCAGCTGTAAATATAGCTCAAATACTCGACAAGGAATCAGAGGACTACCAGAAACACATAGGTTTATCTGTAAAAAAAGACAGACACGGAGGATCAACAGGAGCGTTCTTAAATGTAATACTAGACAAAGAGTTTTTAAAGTTTAGAACAAAACTACCACAAGACAAATAAGATTATGCCAAAACTACCAAGAAACGGAACAAAGCGATACACCAAGCGAAGCGAACAACGTGATTGGACAGGGAAGAACACCCTCCCCATTAGCACTTCCAACCAAGATGTAGATCATAAAAAGTTTTCAGCATCCCCATTATGGTGTCCAGATTGCGGGTTTGGAAAAAACTCATGCAAATGCAAAAAAGAACCAAAATGAACGAACACAAAACAATACAAGAATGGCTAGACTATCGACACCCCGACATCTGGAAAACACTAAGCCCTAAAACAAAAGAACTTCTAGAAAAAGATCATCCAGTAGACGTTTTTGATGAAGCTGTCGACTACGCGGATAGTCATAACGCCAGCAACCAGCATAAAGCAGGCCTCGCCTTCTACTTAGAAGCTTCAGAATCTGAAAGAAAAGCCGCGCGAACCTGCCTAAAAGACGAATATAAATTCCAAGAGCTAAATCCTCTTAATTTAATGTGCAACCACAACTTCCACATTATAATGAACAGATATAATAAAACTGTTAAGCAAGATTTAAAAAATCTATACAGCACACTGAAAGAAGACACGCAATCGGAAAAAAGCGACCTTAAAAAAGAAGTAGATTTAATCAGAAAAGCCGCAAATGAAACCGAAGATCAGAATATAAAAAAAATCTTAGAAGACAGCGCATCAAATCTAGAAAAAAAAGCCCAAAAATGGCTAAAGCATATAGTGAAATATCGTAAAAACCTAAACATATGAAAATAACACTACAAGAAACACAAACTACCCAGCTAAAAACAAGACCAGCTAAAACCGTTTCAATTGAAATACAAACAGACGAACCAGAATACAAAACAATACTGAACGAACTTTTGTTACCCGCGCTATCAGCGCTAGGATACAACGAGACGGCACTCGCTAAAATCACATTTGACGACGAGTAACAAACAACCAACGATATGAAAAAAGATAAAACAAAAACCAAACTAAGCGGCAAGCTGTCGGGTGTTTCGGAGGGATTAAAGATAGGCTCGTTTGGCTTTGTGGATAACTACAATCTAAAATGTGGGACTGATGGAGTCATGAGAGTGAAAGACGGCAGGACACTAGATGAATACATAAATAGCCCAAGCATGGTTAAAGCCAGAAAAGACGGGGAAACAAACCATGACGATTGGATTTTAATTACAGCCACTAACTACGAGCGAGGATGCATTCCACACTGTGCATGAAAGATTGTTACGCGAACGCTAAGAACTGACACGACTATGAATAATCCACTACACACTCAAAACGAAATCGAAAGCGACTGGAATGGGATGAAGCCTAGCAACGGAGAGGCGGCGAATAGTCGTTGTCCAGCTTCGGCTGGTTCGGTGCTTACGCTGCGATTCAATGATGGAACAGAGCGTGACTACACCGAAGAGGACTTCAATAAACTCAAATCCACAGGGATGCTATGGGAGTTCCACCATGATGCCCCGATGAAATTTACACCGAACG